CGTCAGTGATGATGTATTTAGCACCGCGGGGGCTGATGTGTACTTCGCGGTTGCCGATGTACTTTTCAGAGATGGTTGCCATTAGTTATCCTCCTGTGATTCGAGCTTCCGCAGCTCAGCGCGGATGTTGGCAGCCATGAACTTGTTGCCATGGCGTTCAGCAATTTCAAGCGCTTTCAAGTAGCGCTCGCGGCGGGAGGGTTCAGTCATGGTGCCAGCCTCGCTTTACCCCAGCGGCGATCCTGATACCAATCAGCGATCTGTGGCGACCAAGTCACAAAATGCGGCCAGATCAGATCGCATAGCTCACGAATTTCCCATTGAGCATCAGCTTTGGCACGCAAGTCCAAGAAGTGCAGAAAAGCGCGCAGGCTGAAGCTCACCACGAAGTGTTGGCGGTAGTCGAAGGGAAGAATGCCGCGGGCATGTTCTTCGGCGAAGCCGGCCCGGAGCAGATCCCTGTAGCGCTCGGCGGCGCTTCGGCAAAGTTCGAGATCCTGATTGCGCAGATCTTCGGTGTAGGCATATTTCTTGCCCTGCCGATCGCTGTAGTCCCCAATGGGACGGAGATAAAACACCTCCTCGAGCTCAAGGGCTCCGTCTGCTGCTCGGCAGATGCGTTCGCCGGTGTAGCGCATTGATTGCACATCGAAGCTGACGCCGACCCTGTGGGTGCGTGCCTGTTGCATCACCGAGTGAGGGAACCAGCCCACATTCAGCACGATCTGAGCGTGCTCCATCGGGCCGTAGTGGCCCCGTTCTCCAGCCAGCAGCCGCTTGACGCAGATATGTCCAGCTCGGGTTTCATCTGGCCAGTTGTCGCGATCATCAGCCACGAAGCCCTCGCTGTAGTCCTGGTGCATCGCGGCGTATATGCACTGCTGCGGATTAGGGGTGGCAGCAATTAGATCGACACGAAAGTAAGGATCATTCATGGATGTTTTCCAAATAGTTCATTGGGACTTCGATAATGCTAAAGACGTTGGAATTGGGATGCATTTCCTGCAAGCAGAGCTTAGCATCTTCTAAGTCAAATGCCATCACATTGACTATGCGAAAGTTGAGTCTCGCTTGATACAGCTTTTGTCTAAACATCAGTTGCGGAGCAAACGGGATAGGCGGCGTGCGAAGCGCTTGGCTTGGGCACGGTTGTATGTGGTGACATGCCAGTCACCACAGAAGGGGCAGTGGTAGGGAGTGCCGGTGTAGCCGCCGCGGCGTAGGTGTGCGACGGCGGCTTGGCGGTTCAAGTGGGGGATCTTGGTGGAGCACATGGCGCGTGCTCGGTGGAGGAAGCCTTCATCAGGAAGCTGGAAAGGGTCTGTGTGGGTCTGCAAAGGGCGGGGTCAATCGTTCTCGGTTGATGCTGGCAGGCTGGGGGCGTCTTGGATAGCTGCGGGGGCGAGGGAAGCACGCTCGAGGGCAGTTGCCAGGTCGGAAGCGGCCTGCAGGAGGGGGCCGGCAACGGGAGCGAGCTCGGAGCAGTAGCGAGCTGTGGCGCTCCAGAAAGTGTCGTTACGCATGGGTGCGGTAGTGCGTGAGGGCGGTGTTGATCAGGTCGCTGCGGGTGGTGCCGTAGCTGCCGGAGTCGCAAGCGGCGACGAGCCACTCGTAGTTCTCCGGCGTGAGTGTGAGCTGAACGTGGCGGCGCTTGAGGTCGCGTCGCATTTCTTCGTTCTGGCGCGCCAACTTGCTGCGGGAAGCGACGGAGCGGTAGCGCTCGAGATCGTCGGCGGTGATGTGGCCGAGGCCGATGGCAATCTGCATCATTTGCAGGATGCGCTGGCGACTGACACCGAGCTCGGAAGCGAGGTCGCTCCACTTGACAAAGCCCTGACGGCTGTAGTGGGCTTCGGCTCGCTTGATCAGGTCGATGTAGCGGTCGATTTGGACTGTGCGGGGCATGGGAGTTGGACAGGAACGACGGACAGGTTGCGCCAACCGAGGTGCTCGAGAGCAGCGGCGCGGCGGCTTGCGGTGACGGCTTCGACAAAGCGGGTGGCGTCCTCGGGGGAGGGGACCAGCGCGATGGGTGGGCCTTCGGGGCTGTGGTTGGCGGCGACGAAGCCGCCTTCAGCCAGGATTGTGTAGAAGAGGCGCATGGAAGGTATCGGCGGGGTAGTAGCGGCTGAGGATTCCAGAGTCTCGGAGGCGGGCATTGGCTTGCAGGATCTCAGTGGTGGAGGCACAGGTGCGGTAAAGCACGGTGCCCGTGGTTGGATTGCAGAGTTCGTAAAAAGCAAGGTCAGGAGAAGGCATGCGAAAGTAACGGCAGGGCCGTGAGCGAGCAGAAGGAGGTGGGCCGGGGAGCGCTCAGCGCTGCGGTGAGTCCGGCCTATTCAGTCTGGCAGGGTCATGAGGAGGTGGTGTAGCGGACGTGATAGGTGTTTTCACCGTCGTCGAGCTCGGTCAGGTCGGGGGCGGCGTCGTACAGGTTGAGGCAAGAGTCGATGAACTGGTTGACCCGGGCGTAGTCGAGGGCGGCGTGGATCCAGTGGGGGTTGATCTCATCATGAGACTCAATGAGACGCTCCATCTGTAGGCAGGCGGTGCGGTTGAAGCAGCCCCAGAGTTGTGTGATCAGGCCGATGGTCTGCATGAAGGTCTGATCGCTGAGCTGACCTTTGGTGAGCTCGGTGTGGATGATCTGGACGATCTTGCGCTGGGCTGGCGGCAGGCTGTCGAAGTTGGGGAAGATCTCGCGGACGGTGTCGTCGCTGAGTGACTCGAAGAGCCGCTCAGGGGTGTCGGGGATTTGCATGGTGGGGGCACTTTGATGCAAGGGTAGGAAGGCCGGCAGGGCCGGCCACTGGAGGGGTGGTTCATACCAGCGCCAGACAGGCCTCGCGGGCGCGCTCGATGCGCTTGGCGGAGGTGCCGCCCCAGAGGGACTCGAGGCGAGCGCGGGCGCGCTCGGTTTCGTTCTTGGCGCGGCCGGAGTCGTGAGTCTCGAACTGGGTGATGGCGTTGTAGAGGGCGTAGGTGGTGCCTTTGATGCCGGGGATGTTGGTGATGCCGAGGCCGGTGTTTCCGGAGTAGTGGCTGCGGATGGTGCCGATCTCGGGGAGGTCGGCGAGGGTGCGGGGGCGCTTGTCGCCGGTCTTCTTGTCGCGGATGGGGGTGGCGAGCTTGTCGGCGTAGGTGGCTTCGAGGACGCGGCGGGCGATCTCGGGGGTGAGGGTGACGTTGGTGATGGAGCGCAGCTCGTCGATGGAGGCGGCGAAGGTCTGGCGCTCGATGTCGATCAGCTGTGGGAGCTGGTGGGCGAACTCGGTGACGCTGCCGGTGTGGCGGCGGCGGAGGCCGGTGCCGTTGGTGATGGCGTTGCGGGTGGCGCGGCCGGTGAGGAAGTTGAGCTGGTTGGCGCAGGCGAGGCGGATGTCGCTGAAGAAGACGCCGAAGCCGCTGCTGCCGTCGTGGGAGTTGAAGATGTGCAGGTAGCGGCGGACGCGATCACCGGGGACGACTTCGCTCTCGGTGTTGATGGAGGCGGTGGCGTAGACGCGGCGGCCGTTGCGGATGGAGAGGACGGTTTCGAGGTTGATGTCCTCGCGGAGGTAGTCGAGGAGGTTGATCAGGGCGCTGTTTTGCACCGGGGTGTAGGCGGTGCCGTGGATGCCGAGGAGGGCATCGTTGTCGCTGCGGACGATGGAGCAGTGGTCGGGGGATTCGATGGGGCCGTCGGGGCCCATGTAGAAGACGGCGCGGCGCTCGGCGGTCCAATCGAGGCCGGCGATGGTGAAGGCCTCGGAGGCGGAGGCGTTCTCGGGGACGAAGGTGCCGAGCTGGGCGGTGAGGGGATTTACGGTGTAGCCGTGCTCGCGGTACTTGCCGTAGACGGCGGGGCCGTAGCCGTCGGCGGCGTAGGCGGAGGAGACGGTGCTGGGGCTGAAGTCACGCATGGTGGTGAAGTGGGTGGTGGTGTTGCCGGATTGGGTGCGGCTCCGGCCGGCCGCGTTGGTGGTCATACAACTGGAGCTTCTTTGATGAGCCTTAACAGCAGATCGCGCTGCCGTCGCTCTCGTCGCAATACGCTCTAAGTTGAGCCTTTGTAATCCGCTCTCCGTCTAAGAACAGCTTGGTGTTAATCCTGTGAAAAGGAAAGCCTGTAGAACTGCACATAAAGACGTAGCTCAGCTCTACATCAAGACATTGGCCGGTAGACAGCCGGTACTGCAGCTGTTTGGTGTCTTGGTGCAGGGGATCGCCTACACCTCCGAGACCTTTCTTGTAGCGGCGGCAGGCCTGTTCAACGATTGAAGTGATTTTGCCTGTAGGGATTGGTTCAGTCATTCGCCTAAGTGAATCAGGTGGGTTTCTAGGTACTTGTGGACCTCGTGAAGTTTGCGGGCGGCTTCGTTGCGTTCAGTGGTGGCCTGCTGCCAGGCACCGTCTGGTTGCACGTAGTAATCGCGCTGATTGAACTCGATAGCGTTGAACGCTGTGATGGCTTCATTCAACCGGTTCCATGCAGCGAAGTAGCCCTCGGAGAGCATCTTGTGGCTTGTGCCGTTGAGATGAACAGCAGGGAAAACAGTGAATTCAGTCATAGGTAAAGGACCATGGGGCCAGTGGTTTGGACGTAGAGGCGAGCGCCGCAAGACAGCGGCTTGTGGATGGCGTTGACGCCCTCGAATTCACCGCCGGCAGTCCACCGCTTGCACGGGTGGGACTTGCCTTTGAACTGGACGGTGTAGGGGCAGACGTCCTCGCCGGCCATCGCGCGGCGGAGGAGGTTCTGGTTGACGTGGATGCGTTTGATGCATCCCTCGGGGAGCTGCTTAATAGTCATGGGTCAATCAGGTGTTAGAGGTAGCCGGCAAAAGCCATTCCTGGTTCGTCATAGAACCAAGTGATGTCGAGGTCTTCAAACTGTTCTCTGAGGTAGAGGCAAAGTTCCTCTGGTGGTCCCCAGGCCGTCAGGAACTCGTACTGGAGGAAGTCAGACATGTCATCGGAACAGTCCGGTGAATCGATGTCCCACTTGGTGCCCCAATGCGCAAGTCGCCAGTTGTACCAGCGATCGTCGATAGTGCCGTCAGGGAAATAGTGGCCGCTCCATGGAATGCGGTATTTAGGTCCAGGGAGCCAGCCTTTCTCGTTTGGCGTTTGTCTCCAGTCAGGCTCGGGCCTGAGGATTTGGAAGGGAGTGGATGAATCCATTGCGCCACGAATGAAATCAATCGTGTCGTGATTTTCCGAGGTAAAGGTCACTCGGTTGCTGCACCAATTAGGCATGAGTCAATCAGGTGAATCAGGTGGGCTTCGAGGTACTTCTGCATCGTCAGGCCTTGGTACGGGTGTAGAAGTAGCTGCCGGGTCCGAAGTCCTCGAGCAGGTGGGGGAACGCAGCCTCTATGCGGCGGCGGTTGGCGGCGTCGCCTTTGAACCAGGCGTGAGCCAAGGCGGTGCAAAAGCCGCCGCCGTGGCGTTGCATGGCGAGGAAGGTGCGCCACTGGTCTTGCGGCGTGAGTGTGTCGAAGGTTGCGGGGCTCATGGGCGGTAGTTGGTGGTGAGGGCGACGTAGACGGTGGGGTTGTCGGTGGCCAGGCCTTCGGCCTGTTCGCGGAGTTGGGTTTTGCGGAGGGCCTCCATGGCGGCCTCGGTTTCGGGGGTGTAGGTCCACTTGTGGCGGATCTTGCGGGTGACGACGAGGTCGCCCTGCTCTATGCGGTCGAGGTCGAGGCGCTGCATGCGCTCACACAGCCATTGGCGGTGAGCGGTGAGCTTGGCGGTGAGGCGCTGGGCTTCGAGCTGGAGCTCGTGAGCGTCAGCCAGGCGGCGGCCGATGGAGCCGGAGGGGCTGTAGCTGCGGACTTTGGCGGTGGGGTTACGCATGGATTGGAGAGAACGTGCAGAGATTAGCAGCTTCGCTGCGATGTGTGCAACTTATGCACTTAGGGGCCTGTAGTGGATGCGGGGACGATCGGTAGCGCCACGGGGGTTTGGCGGTGGAGCTGCTGGCCGTGGTTGATGGCCAGGGCAGCGAGGGCGAGGCCGACGAGGAAGCCGGCCACGTGCTCGGGGTGGATTCTCATGAGCATTTGGAAGTAGCGGTGGTGGAGCGGCCGCCGTGGGCGGGGAAGGTGACCACGAAGTCGCGGTCAGCGCGGGAGCAGAGCGGGATGCCACCGCCGCAGGACGCGCACTGCGTGGGGGAGCCGTCGAACGTCGCTGGACACTGCCGAAACTTGACACCGCGGTAGGTGAAATGCGGCGGAGCGTCCTCGGGGACGACGCAGACTGTGGGGTAGCCGCGGCGGGCGAGGCGAGCGGCCTCGGTGCGCGACTCGGTGGACAGGTTGACCACGAAGCCGCGGCGCAGGGCGCTGCGGATGGCGGCGAGGTTGGCCGCGCTGCGGATGTGGTGGGTGTATGTCCAGGCAGCACCAAGGTGCGCCGTGGCATCGGCCAGGCGGCGCAGCAGGGCAGCGTGGATGCGGCCGGCTTGGTGCCATAGGTCGCCGGCTACGTCGTGCCGGAACATGCTGCCGGGACGGAGCCGGGCTACCTGAGCGATGAATTGCTCAGGCGGGACGCCGCGGGTGCCGGCGGTGACGGCATCCCAGTGCTGGCGGGTGTAGTAGCCGGCCTCGGCGTAGCAGCCGCCGTCGCCGGCGAGGGGGCATCCGGGTGCGCAGCTGGGGCGGGCCGTGGTGGACACGGCGATGGGTCCGGTCTTCGAGTTGGAAGACCGGACGGTGAGGGCGGAGTGCATGCTGGTTACAGCTTGTGAAGGAAAGGCGCAGAGGCGCCCAGGGAGCCGACCTCGGGGGAGGAAGGGCTCCGGGGGCGCGTCAGTTGCCGGTGCTGGTGTCGACGATGAGCATGATTCATGCTTCTGGGTCAGGGGTGAGGCCCAGGCGGGCGAGGGTTGCGCCGGTGTTGGCATAGGGGCGCTCGGTGGCCAGGGGGCCACGGAACATCCAGCTTTGGAAAGTGCCGGACCAGTAGAGGTGGGAGGGATCGACACCGACGGAGCGGAGTTGAGCGGCCGTCACGGGAGGAACGGCGCGGTTGGTGAAGTGGGTCTTCATTGGCGGTAGTTCAGAGCGAGGTCTTTGATCTGGTCGATGTAGTAGCCCTCCCACAGGATTAGGCCGTTTTTGTTCATGCCATCAGGGATTGATAGAGGGTCCACAGTTCGTTGACTGCTTCGAGATCACGCTCAAGCTGCTCGTCAGTGGCAGGGTTGGCGTCATTGATGCGTTGCTCTTGCTCGGTGAGCAAGTCGCCGAGCATCTTGATCGCGGGAAGTGAGATGTTCATTTCAGGTTGGCGATGCGGGTTGCGAGCTGATCGATAGGGCCGTTCCATGCACGGCCTCGGTTGTCTTCCCTGAAGGCGAGTAGATACTGCTCTTTGCTCTCCTTGTCATGGGGTAGATCCGTTGCGTGCCAGTCGTTGTAGAACGACAGGGCGTTGACGATCGCCAGTTGTTCGGCCTCGGTGAGGATGGCGTGGACTTTGGTGGTGATAGGCATGGGTCAGTCGGAGAGATAAAGGGTGTAGTCGGAGGATTCACGGCAGTTGCAAGCCCACGTCCACAGGACGCGCTTACGGTTCTCTTCGTGGTCACACAAGTCAGAGCTATCCCACGCACCGAAGCCGCGCAGGTACTCGCGGAACAGCCAGGCAGGCCCGTCAAAATCAAGATGGTCCACCCAATAGTTCACGTCTTCCTCGCAGTCACCTTGATGGCTGCAATCCATGACGCACTCCTGGGGGAGTTGCCGCACAGCGGCACGGTCCATAAACCAGTCGTTTTCGTACATGATTCACATAGGAGCGAGGATTGAATAAGCACGGATGCGGGAACGCTTTTCGGATTGCGGACGCTGCCGGATTTTTATGGGCTGGCCGATGAACTCCATCCGGCGCATGAACCACCCAAGGTCACAGTCCTCTTCCAAATAGACGTACTCACCGCGCTCGTGGGAGGACGGTGAAAATTCAGAGCGCCAACGCGCCCCGAGGTGCTCACGCAGCACGGCAATGGGCACCTTGAGCCAGCCGTGGCTGGGGTCGGAATAGAAGTCGAAAGTCATCAGTTCACACAGTGGTGGTTGTTGTATTTGCGGAGCATCCGCATGTAGCGGGTCTCCTCTATCTCTGCGGCAGCTCGCTTGGCTTCGAGCTTTGCGAGATAGTCCCGGTCAAAGTTCGGGACTTGCTTGTATGCCTCGACAAGATCCCTGTAATAGCGGGCATTCTCCAGGATTGTGTCTCCAGTGTTCATGGTTCAGAGACGGACTCGGAGTCCGGCGGGGAGATCACGGTTGCGGCGGGTGAGCTCCATGCCATAGGTGCTCGCTTGATCGAGGTAGTAGCCCTCGCGAGCGGGATTCCAGCCGCGCATCGCGTCAGCTGCCTTATGGCAGTCGGACACGATGTAGCGGAGGGAATAGGAGTCCAGCGTCTTGGCATGGCATTCCCAGCGATCGAAGTGCTCGGGGGTCGCGTGGTCGGTGATCATTGGCCGGCCTCGATCAAGGCGAACAGCTCCTGCTTGACAGCGGAGACGGTGGGCCCATCGACGGTGTGGATGCCGTAGACGCCGTAGAAGCACGGTTCACCAGTGCTCAAATCCACTTCGGAAGTGATGAGCGCGATGGCCTGGGGGCGGACGCCCTCGGGGCGGGGAACATCTGTGCGCCAGATGAGTTCCAGGTATCCGTCCGCGTTAGCACGACGGGAATCAAACTGCATGGTGCTAAACCTCAGCTAGGTGGATAAGCCCGGTGAGAAGCCGGGCGATAGCAGCTAGGGGGACTTGAACCCCCATACAGAAAGCCCACCCCCCAACAAGGGAGTGGGCTGACTGCGCCTTGCCGCCGAAGCGGTAGCCGCTAAGTTCTTGCCTGACTGCCAGTCAGGGCTTAAATGTTGCAGAGCCGGATGACAATCCGGGTTGCGTTATTCCCAGGAAACCAACGGTTTACACCAAGGTCAGCGCGTTCAAGAGCTAGGTCGTTTAAGGACCGCACACTCAGAGAACCGGGGTCATTGGATGAATCACCCGTGCTGCCTTGTCAGGCCGCAATCTCCTTTCCACTTGCTCCCAGGGCGGTTAGGGCCACCGTGCTGATCCCTCAGCACCTGCTACACGCAACGTGGCTTGTCCCTCATGGTGGACAGAACTTGGGCGCTTTCCCGTAACGGTCAGGTGACCGCGTCCCTTGATTACACGAACTCCGCAGAGTCACGCTTGGGGACCATCGTCCGGCAGAACCGCAGGCATCGCCGCCCTTGGATCTTTATCAGCGCTTACGTTCCGTTGCTGGCCATCGGCCAGCCGCAAGCTTGTTTTATGGCGCGGGGCCCTGCCCCGCTCTGTGACTTAACTCATTAGCTGAGCTCCTGTAGTAATTTGACTCTTAAAGGATTGCACAAGACCGGAATCCTGTCAACCCTACCGGCCGGAGCCGGATCGACGCACAAAGGAGGGAGGCTGGCCTATGGCCTAGGCCTCGCAAGTCCTTTGCGTTCGATGCATCAATGGTTGCACCTAGGGGCCAATCCGTCAACCCTATTCGTTGAGTCTCATGAGACAACGGGTGAGACGGCCGTTGTCTCATGAGACAACGGGTGAGACGGCCGTAGGCCGCTTGCCAGGTAGGGATGAAACGCGCATGATGTGCGCGCGTGACCCAGTATTGCATGGCCTGGCCAGCACGTCAAGCCGATCCGTTGAGTCTCATGAGACTCACTGCGCCGCAGGCGATCTCAGTTGAGTCTCACCAGGCGCAGCCTGAGACAGGGGCGGAGCATGTATATGTGGGGGAGTACCCTAGAAAAAATGTATATGTATGTAGTTGCTACAAACCTATTCGCTAAAAGCTTCTTTATTAGCTGCTAGCTGCAAACGCAACTTATTCATCGCTTTTTTGTAGACAGTAGAGATGCAGTGACGTGATATACCGAGCTCGGTGGAGAGTTCTTGTCGGCTGAGCTTGTCAAAGTGGATGCCTTGCAGCACGCGCAGCTGCTGAGGGTCGAGAGAAGCGAGGGCGTCGTTGAGGAGGTTGTCGCGCTCGGTGATGGATAGTACGAGCTCGGGGCTTTCAGAAGGTGAGGGGTCGGTTGTGCTCAGCACTTCGAGCAGCGTGGTATCAGAGAGCTGGCAGAGGGAGTCGATCGAGGCGCAGTCGGTGATTGTGCAGTGAGCGAGGGTTTCGCTGATGCGTGTTGGGGGAAGCTCGAGGAGTTCGCTCAGCTCGTGGACTGTGGGGGAGCGGCCGTGCTCGGGGATGAAGAGTCCTATGGCCCGTTTGATTTTGAAGGCTGTGTCCTGCACGTTGATCGGCAGGCGGATGGTGCGGGAGGAGTTGTAGATGGCACGACTGATGGACTGGCGGATCCACCAGTAGGCGTAGGTGCTGAAGGCGTAGCCTCGGGTGGGATCGAATAGCTCGATGCTTCGGATCAGGCCGAGGCTGCCTTCTTGGATGAGGTCGCTGAGGTCGAGTCCTCGGTGTTGATAACGCTTCGCAATCACAACTACCAGGCGGAGATTGGTGGCGACCATGAGGTCGAGGGAGCGTCTGCCGCGGCGGGCGATGTGGGGAGGTGCGGCGTGGCGGTCGGGTTGATCGGCGCCGGGTGGGGTGTAGCGAATCCATTCCTGGATGCGGTAGGCGTGCCGCAGCTGGACCTCCAAAGAGAGGACAGGGTAGCGAGCGATGTCGTTCAAGTACTGGGTCAGAAGTTCCGACATAGCTCGGGGTGGCGTCAGAGGCGGACGTCGATGTGGATGTGATACTTGGGGTTTGTGGAGCCGAAATGTTCAATTTGAGTCACCTCGATGTTATCGATAGCCACTTCACTTATCGAGCTGAAATCGTTAAGAGCGTTGCCTATGTGTTGCTCGAGATGCAGCACATGCTGACGCAGTTCGGGGATGGTTAAAGAGTTCATTGGGCGAGTGTTGTTTTTGTGTTGCAGAGCACAGCGTCAACTGCACTACGGAGATCGTTAACAGAGCTGTTGTTGTGGATGACGTGGTGGAAGCCGAGGGAGTAGTCGTGGTTGGGGTCGTCGAAGGGGAGGAGGTGGTCGAGTCCGCCCTCGGAGGCGTGGTCTGTGTCGTGCTCGATGCCGGGACGGGTCACCTTCCAGAGCTGGGCGTCGAAGCGGCTGAGCAGGACGGCTTCGTTTTCGTAGCGGATGTCATCGACGACGACGTTCTCGATGCCGCCGACGCGGAGGCGCATGTAGCGGGTGGCCCAGCAGCGGAGCCAAAGCTCGGGGTGTACGCACTGACGACCCCATTCGGTGCCAAGAGTGCGGAGGAGGTGGCGGGCGTCGACGCGACTGTCAATCTCGGGGATGGGGGCGTTTTTGTCGTTGCGGGTGAGGGCGTAAGCGTCGCCGGGGTTGTAGCCGAACTCGATGAGGAGGGTGCTGAGCATGGCTTTCAGCGGTGCGGCGAAGCTCAGGCGAGCGAAGCCGTGCTGTGCGATCAGGTGATCGGCGATTGTGGATTTGCCGCTTTGTGGCGCGGGAGAGTAAATAGCAACGAGCATGGTTATTTGTTGGTGAAAGAGAAGCGAGCGGGTATCAGGGAGATAATGAACCAGGTGTAGACGCAGTCAGCGGCGTCTTTGTAGCTCTCGGGGGGTGTGTCTCCGTTGTTGTCGGGGTCGCCTAGTGCGTTCCAGAGGAGCTTTGCAATCTTGTTTATGTGAGTGTCTACTATTTCTGGATTCTTCAAGAAAACACTGATAGATAGCAGGGTGTGAGCTGCGGTTACGTCAGGGCTGAGTCCGAACTCGGTGAGGGCTGTGTAGATCTCGGTGGTGTCTGGTGTGGAGGAGTTGAGCAGTTGCTCGGTGTCTATGCCGAGTTTGCTTGCACGCTGGGTGATCAAGGAACCCGCGATTACGTCGCTGACCATGCCGTGCATAGCATTTTCGATTTGTTGAGTCATGCGCGGGAGCGGGTGAAACGTTTGACGCGAGCTTCAAAGTGCTTCATGTACTGTTGCAGCTGGCGAGGGGATAGTTCTTCGATCTGTGGTGGTTCGTCGGGGATTGCTACCACGATCAAAGCGCGGGTGATGTTGAGACCTTGTGGTTTGTAAACGTAGTTGGCGGCGGCGGTGTACGCAGCGACCTGCAATGCGTACTCGTACATCTTTGCGGGGTTGCGGACTTTATCTGCTGTCTTCCAGTCGAGTAGGGACGGTTGTTCACCGTCGTCGTCGAGGTAGGCGATGCAGTCAAAGGTGCCGGCGTAACGGAGCGGGTGATAGATGGCGCCCTCGCAGACCAGGTTGCGGCGAATGCGGTCGAGGAAGCTGCGGGTGCTTTTCCAGTACGGGGTGTTGAGGAAGTCGAAGGCGGGCTCGGTGCCGTCGAGGAGGAAGCGCTCGATGGCGTCGTGGTGGCGGGTGCCGCGGAAGCTGGCCAGATTGCAGATGGCGTCGGCGCGGGCTTCGCCGATTGATTCGCGCCACTGCTGGAGGCCGGTGTTGTCGCGGGTGCCACTAAGGATGGTGGTGACGGAGCTGCATGCACCGATGGGGGTGCTGTAGCTGCGCTCGCCGTTGACGTGAGAGCGGACGGGCTCGAACTTGGGGAGGGCTCGGATGGCGTCAGATGTCATAGGGAACGCCGTCGATGGGCATGAGGAGGGCGTTGGCGTCGCATTTGAAGACTTGCATGAGATCGACGAGAACATTCGGATCGATGAGCTTGGTCTTACCGCTGGCCATCCGGCCAAGGGAGTAAGGCGAGATTCCTGAGACCTCGGAAACGGCTTGTAGGGTGAGCTGGGTGCGGAATAAATGAAAGCGGATGTTTCGCCCGAGCAGCTGTGTTGCATCCATAGGAATTAAAAATAAAGGGGGAGTTTTAGCTCCCCCGGTGCCGGTGCAATTAGACAGAAGAGCCGCCGAAAGGATCTTCGTTGTCGAAGAGGCGTGTCAAGTCGCACTCGAGATCATCGAAGCGTGCTTGCAGAACGGGCTTCACCTCTTTAGGCGGTGCAGCTACGAGGGTGTATTCGGTCTTGATGCCTTCTCCCTTTTTTGAGATCTTGATGTCGTAGTTTGTGGGGTCGCCGTAGTCCTCGTCAGCGATGTACTTGAACAGCTGATCCATCAGAGTTTTTTGAGTCATCTGGAGGATCTTGAAGTCATCAGAGGCGTAGTCATAGACGACACCGGCAAGAAAGCGCTTGATGGTTTGGTAGCCTTCTTGTTGCCTGATGTTGGCGGGGAGCTCTTCCGGTTTGGTTTCCCAGCGGATGGGCTTGTTGTCAACGGTCCAAGCCTCGAAGCCGGTGAGGCCTGAGCCGAAAAACCGCAAACGGGTCTCTTCGGTGAACTTGGACGGGTTGAGGTAGCGGCCGGAGCCGGAGGCCTCCTTGGAGATCTCCTCGATGGCTGCGGCTGAAAGAAAACCTGACATGTGGCGAAGTCCCTTAAGTAGTGGGTGATGTGCCAGAAGCGGAGGGTTTCCCCGCTTCATGAGCAGATCATAAGGGGTAGGCGAGGGGCTGTCAACATGTACGTGGGAATACACAGCTATCTGCGAGTCTTACAAGACTCATGCGGGGTCGTTGCCGTCCGCAGCTGCTCTGGGTACGTTGAATTACGGCCAATAAAAAACCCCCCGCTGGTGGCGGAGGGTGGTGGCCTTCACTTGCAACCAAAGCCTAATGGACAAACAAAAGAAAAGCAATGGTTCGGATCTTCTCAAGGGCCGGGCTATTGAATTGCTGCGGCGTGATGTTTTTCCTGATGGGTGGTCATTTGTGCCAGTAGCTGGCAAAGCCACCTATGTGAAGGAATGGAGCACAAAACCGCTGACTCGGGTTGAGTGCATGACGGCGTACCAGCTCAGGCAGGACTATGTGGGCCTGGGAGTGGTGACGGGGTCGTTCTCGGGGGGGCTGATCGCTCTCGATATTGATGGGGAGGACGCTGATTCGCGCTACAGGGAAGCGGCCGGAAAGGAGTACGAGCCGTACGGCGAAGAGAAAACGATGTCGTGGACATCAGGTAAGCCGGGGCGGCGACAGATCCTGTATCAGGTGCCTAAAAATCTGGTTCCTGAGCTGAAGGATCTCAAAACGCTGATTCTGCGTACAGACGATGGCGAGTGGCATGCGGGGCATGGAGATACCAACCGGGGAGCTGGTGGTGTGCTCGACCCCGAGAGTGGTGAAGCCTACGAAGAGGTTGTCCTGCGCTTCAACGCCTGTCAGAGCGTGGTGCCTGGGTCGCCACATCCGGAGACCAAGAAGCCTTACAGCTTTCTGAACTACAACGACGGCAAGGTGGCGACGGCGCCGCAGTGGGTGCTGGATGTGCTGCGCCCGTACAGGAAGCCGACGCAGTGGCTGTCCGAGGCTGAGCAGAAGCAGCTAATGGAAGACATCGGCGGACATACGGCGGTGCCGTCCAGGCAGATCCGCGGATGGTTCTTCAAAGAGGAAGTGCAGGCGTTGCTTCAGCCTCGGCTGGAGGATTTGATCTTTCAGCATCCGGTGTTCGACGAGTACGGATGGAAGCGTCGGGGAGGGGATAAGCCGCAGCGCATGAGTGGGTGCCCGTGGCATGGAGGGCGCAGCGGAACCACGTTTCAGTACGCGGAGGAAACTGGCTGCTGGGACTGCAAAGCATGTGGGGTCGGGGGAGACGTTCTCGACTTTGTGCACAAGATCCGCACGAAGGACATGCACGCGGAGCGGCCTACGGGGCCTGATCTTGAGGCGTATGTGGCGGAGATTGCGGCCGAGCTCGGATACGACTATCCGGCGTGCGCGACGGCGACGGAGGTCACCGTTAAAGATGCGCCTCTGAAGAGGTTGTCGGGGCAGGAATTCTTCACCACCGCGGAGAAGATCATCAATGGGTACGACAACGCGGAACTGGCGCACTACCAGCTGATGGAGTTGGTGCGTGACTCGGGGCTGACGCACGTCTACAAATCAGGTCCGCAGGTGGAGTCGGCGCTGGAGCGGTTCTTGCTGCACCAAGAGCAAGTGGAAGAAGATCCCAAGTGGCAGGAAAAGGTGCGCGGGCAGCGGGACTATCTGATTCCGGATTTTGTGTCAGCACCGAGCTCGATACTGCTGCATGCTCGGGGTGGCATGGGCAAGACCAGGCTTGCGGTGCTGCTGGCGAAGATTGTGGGCCAGAAGCTGCCGATGAAGGTGCGGGGCCTGAAGGTGGAGCCGACGGTTTCGGGGAACGTGCTGTTCATTGGCAACGACATGTCGATGACGGACTACGCGGAGTACCTGGATCAGCAGGGGATTGACTCAACGGGGGCGGACTCGTGGTTTCGGTTCAAACCGCAGTGGCAGCAGAGTCAGTACAGGGTGCTGCTTAGGTGGCTGCAAGAGATCAAGCCTGTGCTGGTGGTGGTCGACTCGTTGACGTCGGTGAGCACGATGATCGCGGCCAAGGAGTATGAGAAGGAGTACTCGAACACGCTGTACCGGTTGGCGCGGGAGAACGGAACGGCGTTTCCGGCTACGACGTTTCTGTGGATTCACCACAACACGAAGGACGGGACGAAGTTTCGCGGGACCGACACGCTGCGGAATGCGGTGCACGAGACTTGGGAGCTGAAAGATCTCAGCGATGAGGAGCGAGCTCAATACGGCGACCACGCGCTCATCCTCGAGATCGACAAGAGTCGCGGCATGCGGGGTGGTGATCGATTTTTGGTGCAAGAAGACATTGAAGAGGCGCTGAGTATTGAGGATCTGACGCCGACGGTGACCCGGGAGAACGGAGGGAATGGGGACGAGACGCCACGGACGATCGTTCTCGGGATCCTCAAAGAGGCGGAGGCTCCAATGACGGCTAAGGAGCTGCGTTACGCGCTTAACGCGCGGCTGGCGGGGCGCAGGGGGCCGGGGACGATCGTGAGTGAGAAGACGGTGAAGCGGTGGGTGCAGAGGTGGGTTGTTGCCGGCCTCGTGGAGGAGTCGAAGGTGAGACAGGCGGGAACGAAAGGTGGGAGGCCTTGCATGGGTTTTTCTGTCAAGCGTTCTATATACGAGTCACGGAGTGTCCAAAACCTTCCTTCTTTCTTTGAAACTCCTTCTAGTGGAAGGGATTTGAGTTTTGGACACGAGGATGGGAAAAATGTCCAAAACCCCGAAGTGTCCGAAACCTCCGAGGGTGAAGTGGTACAGCAGGGCACAGTCTCAAATGAGACGTATGCGACAAAGCAGCCTGTGGAAAAACTGGGGAAAAACCCCCCTGAAGAGGGCCCTGAGGTTTTGGACATTTCGGACACAGAAGAGGGGTTGTCCAAAACCTCCGAGGCTGAAACCCTTTCCAGCACAGGCGTTTCGGAAAATCGTTCCGAGGTTTTGGACATTTCCTCGGAGGTATATGGGAAGCCCGTTTCTACGCAGGACTATGGAGACTGGGAGGAGGACTGGTAATGCGACTCAATCTCAGCGCCAGGAGGGCTCTTCACCGAGCTCGGCCTGGCCGCTGGGCGGTGCCGTCGGAAGCAGCAATGTCGCTATGAAGCTGCGAGCTTGAAAGTGAGACTTGACGAGAGTCTTTGCTAAAGCTTTTAGCTCTGCTATATTGCTACAGTCATCGATCTGCCTTAGCGCTGACTCAACAGCAAAGCTACGAGTAAGATCATCCACACCAAAGTCGCAGTTAACCAAGTATGCCATCGACTGAGACACTTGCCCACATACAAGCATTAGAAAATGTTGATTTCGATTTCATACGTGGCCCGCAGGCGGCTTCGCTGCTGAAGCGACGCGTTACCGAGCTCGGTGAGGCTGAAGGCCCGTTGGGGGTAGACACAGAGACGACAGGGTTAGATCCGCTGGCGAATCGCGTGCGTCTCATTCAAGTCGCAAGCTGCGACTACGCACTCGTGGTCGATGTGGAAGGATGGCGTACCGAGGGCGAAAGGCAGTTGCCCTGGGATGCGCCAGGGCTGCAGGAGCTAAAGGCGCTGCTCGAAGGTCCGCAAAAGAAGGTGCTGCAGAACGCTGCGTTCGACTTGAACTTCCTCGCCGGCGAGGGTGTCGAGCTCGGGGGATCGGTTTTTGACACGATGATCGCCGCCAAGGTGGTCAATAACGGCACGGGGGCGAAGAATGACCTCGGAAGCCTCGTGAACCGAGTGCTGAAGGTGCCGCTGCCGAAGGAGCTGCAGAAAGCGGACTGGGGTGGCGAAATCTCGGATGAGATGGTGCGCTACGCGGCGCGGGACGCGGTGTGCCTACCTCGCATGGTGCCGGCGCTGGTGGCGGCGCTGAAAGAGGCTGAAGTGTCGCCCTCGGTGACGCTGTGGGACGTTTTCAAGCTGGAGATGAAGGCGTTGCGGCCGATTGCGCGCATGCAGTGGAATGGGTTTGGGTTTGATGCGGTGGCTGCCGCGGCTTTGCAGGTCTCATTGCAAGACCATACTGAGACTCTTAAGACGCACTTTCTTGAGACCCTGGATGTCGCGCTCAAGGCGGAGCATCCGGATGAACCGAGCGTGTGGCTGCCTCGCGATGAGGATGGCACGCTGAACACACGCGAAAAAGACTCGGGGTCGATTCGCAAGGGTACGAAGCGTTACAAGGGTTTCAACCCGCGCTCGCCAAAGCAGATGGCTGAGCGATTTGAGCAGGCAGGGATTCTGTTGCCACCGGACCAGAAGGGAGCTCCGAGCCTGGATCAGAACCTATTGGCATTCCTGAAGGGGGAGTACGAGCTCGTGGCGATGTACCTCGAGTGGAAGACGGCTGTGACTCGTGTGTCTCACATTGAGAAACTGCTGGATTCGATTGGGCCAGATGGGCGGATTCATGCGGGGTATAGGCAGATGGGAACGGAGACTGGGCGCCTGAGTTGTTCTTCGCCGAACCTACAGCAAGTACCTCGTGAGGGGGAGTTTCGGCGTTTGTTCCGAGCTCGGAGTGGGTACAGGCTTGTCGTGGCGGACTTCAGTCAGGTGGAGCTGCGGGTGGCAGCGGAGCTTTCCGGGGAGGAGCGTATGCGGGCGGCGTACAAAGCGGGGAGAGATCTGCACACAGAGACTGCAGCGTTGGTTACGGGTAAAAGTGCAGATAGCATTACGAAGAAAGAACGTACTTCGGCCAAGTTGTGTAATTTTGGGTTATTGTATGGAGCTGGTGCTGCTACTTTAAGAAAACAAGCTGTTGCACAGTATGGCGTAGATATGGAGCTAGAAGAAGCGCAGGAATTAGTGACTGGATTTAGAGAAGCGTACCCACAACTGTATGAATGGCAGATGCAGGAAGGTAACAAAACAACTAAGGGTGTGTTCACACGATATGGTCGACGTAGGATGTTGACAGGTTTCAATGACAAGTACACGACACGAATCAATACACAGGTGCAGGGGACTGCAGGGGACATTGCCAAGATCGCCCTCGCGATGATCTGGGACCGGATTCAGCAGGCAACGCCTGGTGAGGCGCTGTTGATTGCCATGGTGCACGATGAGATCGTTCTCGAGGTCGTGCAGGATCGTGTGGAGCAATGGTCGGAGCTGTTAGCAGGTGCTATGGAGGCTGCTGGTTCGGTTATTTGTAAGGCGGTTCCTATTGTGGCCGAAGCTTCGTCTGGTGACACTTGGGCAGATGCCAAGTAGTACGACTTGTGGTAGGATATTTATGTAGCGTTTTTCTAGCAATGTTGACAGGACAAGAACTGCTTTCGTTTGTGAAGGCCAATGTGGACATGGATCAAGCTGAAATTGCGCGCGGGGCTGGCTATGTGCGCGTGACGGAAAAGGGCACAGAACGTTTGTTGATCAATAAGCTCAATGAAGCGTTGCTGGAAGCTAAAGGGCTCAAGCTTAAAAGCAGCAAGAAGCCTGGCAAGTCGGCGCAGTATTTGACTACAGTGCACCGTACTGGTGTGATTCTGGTGGGAAAGACGTACTCGCAGAAGTTTGGGGTGGAGCCTGGTGACGAGCTGAAAATCGTCATTGAAGAGGATTCGATCCGGTTGGTTCCGCAGCCCGCGAGTCGGAAGCCTAAGACTGAAGCAGTGAACGAAGCCTGTAGTATTCCGTCTGCTGCTTGATGGGTGATAACGAGCTGCGATCTCGGTTGTTGGCTCAACTGACAAAGATTGCAGAACGTTTGCCGAATGGGCTCCTTCATCGGTTGGTGAAGGATGCCCAGTTTTTTCATGACTGGAATATGAAGAAAAAGAAAGCTAGAGCGTCTGCACGGTTAGCTCAGTATGAAGCGTGGAAGCTTAAAGCGGAGGATAAATACTGGCGTGGGGTTCGGCGTAACGGCTAGGATGGAGTGAATACATTGACATTATGGCTGCTCGTAAGTCTTACTCGAACACTTGGAAGGGGGTGGAGCAAGCAGCCAAACGCGCAGGTGCGAAATATCCCGAGCTCGTGGCGGCGCAATGGGCGCTAGAGAGTTCCTGGGGAAAGCACACCTCGGGGAGGCATAATTACTTCGGTTTGAAGGGGCAGGGCTCGGATTGCGTAACCACCGAAGTGATCAACGGCGAGACGATTACGATCACAGATGGGTTTCTGGATTTCTCGGACCTCGGGGAGTGTGTGCAGTATTTAGTGGACCGATGGTACAAAGACTTTGAGAGCTGGAAAGGTGTCAACCATGCGGTCAGCCGGGATGCGGCGGCGCGTGAGCTCAAAGCGCAGGGGTACGCGACCGATCCGGCGTACGCGGAGAAGTTAATTAGGCTCATGGATGAGCATGCGGGCTCGGGTAGCGGAACAGAGGCTCAAAGCTCGTACACACGTATACAAGCCGTGCGAGATACCTGGCTGAAAAAGAAGCCGGTGCAGTCTTCCGAGCTCGGGGAGGATGAGCGGGTGGCTGTGTCTGCAGGTAAGTCCTACAGCGTGTTGAAGTGGGATGAGCTGCCGGCACAGGCGCATGCGCAAGTCGAACTTGGTTATGGGGCGGGTACTTGGTACATTTATGAACCTCATTGGGTGCAAGAGGGTGCGCCGCAGGCGAAGCCAGAGGTGGACTGGGAAGACTTCAGTTGTTTGGTGACACCCAATCTCGCGGTTGGTGAGGTGCTTCAGTACGACAAGCGGAGGACTCCGGCGCAGGGGGCGTCAGTGCGAGCTCGGTTGCTGCGGACTGCGGCGGAGTTTCAGAAGGTGCGCGATGCTTGGGGTCGGCCGCTGGGGGTGACGAGCTTTTACAGGCCGGAGCCGATCAATCAGCAGGTTGGTGGGGTGCCGGGCTCGAGACATGTGGTTGGGGAGGCGTTTGATGTCTATCCCGTGGACCGCAGTCTGGAGAGCTTTTACCAGTGGATCCGAGTGCGGTGGACTGGTGGACTAGGAGATGGACGCTACCGCGGTTTCATCCACTTGGACGTTAGTGGCGGAGGCTTCGTTCCCGGTGCGGGTGTCCGACCTTCTCGCGAATGGACGTATTAGATTGGGTGAGTCGGCGGTGCTGGTAACACCCCGACTCGTGACCAACCTGAAGGTACAGGCTGATGGATCAGAGCTTAGAGCAGTGGCGCCCAGTTGCAGGCTATGAGGGCCTGTATGAGGTCAGTGATGCGGGCAGGGTGAGGAGCGTTGATGGGGAGAGATGGAATGGTCAAATAACACACAAGTTCACAGGGCGCATTCTGAAGCAAGCTACTAGTGCTTACAAGCAGGTGACGTTATCCAAAAACAAGAAACTAAAGACTTATAGGGTGCATCAGTTAGTCGCAGATGCATTCTTGCCACCCTGTCCCGGCCTGCGGGGTAGACGAGCTGGTTGCTATCAAGTGGATCATATAAACAATAACAGGTTCGACAATAGAGCCTGCAACCTGCAGTGGCTCACGGTAAGAGATAATACTTACACCAAAAATCCAAATGCGCTAGCCAAGCGTCTAGGCTCTAATCATCCCAATGCGGTGCTTAATGAGCAACAGGTTGCGGAATTAAAAAATTCAACAGAAGGAGCAGGTGTTCTGGCGCAGCGCTATAAAGTTAGTAAAGGCACCATACAGGATATTAGAAGTGGCAGGATTTGGAAGCATGTCGCTTGATACGCGCGGAGGTGGGGGCTTTGTGCCCGGAGCTGGTGCGCGGCCGGCGGCGGAGTGGACTTATTGAACCGTATTCGAGTAGCTTTCAGGATACAAATGTTAATTACAGCTGTAAATTAATAAAATCACCTGATTGAGTTGTAAGGTTGTCTCCATCCTGAGTAATTAAAAGAATAAGGACTACAGCTTGCGCTGTACTTATAGAACGCAATCTAGTAGCTAAAAGTTTCATCAAAGTAGCTCTGTCACTTCGAGCACGCCATCGGTGCTGGCATTGCGGATGACAGCGATATTAGGTGTTTCAGGTAGCGCTAAGTCAAGCCGCTCGCCGCTGCTGATAAAGTGTGTTGTTAAAGCGGCAGTCTGCGATGTGCTGCCAATGGCATAGCGAATATCTGCGCCTACAGCTTTGATGCTGATGCGACGGCAAGTGGTCGTTAGGGCTGTGTTCGCGCTCGTGGAGCCAGCGGCGAGTTGACGAGCGACTCCGGGAATACCTAAAGGTTCTGTTGGGACCGGGTTGCCTGCATCGTTTTTGATTTCTACGCCATCAGCGGTGACGCTGAGAGTTGCGTTGCCGATGTCTACAGGGAGCGGTTGGTTGGGGTCCGCACGGACGTATACTTCAGCGTAGCGGTCGTCGTTTACGATTTTCTGTGCCATAGCTATGCAGCAATGCCTCAGTGTAGGACCGTGTCAGTCAGTTGGATCGGTGTCGAGTTCATCGAACCAGGGAGCACGGATGTGTAGGTCGTCGAGCCGCACTGGTGGCTGGACCGTAGGCGGCTGACTGCGATGCCAGCTTTCGATCTCAGCATCCAGTCCGGGTTTCAAGGTCGCCTCGAATTTGCGGCGGTTGATCGCACGCTGCAGATCCTGCAACGGTGAGCGCGTGTCGAACCGCCACAGCCAACGACCGTCGGTAGGGATCAGCCCTTTTTTGCTTTGAGGCTGCGGAGTGCGTGGAACACAATCTGGATCACGCTGTTGTCACGCAGCGGCGACAGAGCGATGATTTCAGATGCGGCAGCGATCACGATC